TGCCCTCGACCGTCTCAAGGGCAGTGGGTGGAGAGGTTAGCTAAGAGACTTCATTCTACTATAGCAAATTTCAACCCACCGTAGACATCAGGCCGTCTGTCCTTCATCTTACTAAGCAAATCATATCTTGACTCATTAAGCTGTTTTTTGGTGATAACACGTTCACCCATGTAATCATATATCTCACAGCTAAGATAGTCTACGCAAGTTGTAGCTTGGATGACCATAGTCTTACCCCGTTTACCTATTCCTATATGATATGCCATTTCTAATCCCTCCTTCTTATAATGTAGTGTCTCTAGTATAAGGCTTGACGACTAGTCTGTCAATACCTTTAGTGTACGAATTCTGCTACATATTGTCTAGCGTATCTTACCTTTGTGTTTACTTATAGGCTCGATAAGATTCCTTTATAATGCTGTTAGTTCTACGTGGCAGATGTCGCCGGTGTTTCTACTCATTTGTTCCCTCCCCTTTATGTCGGTATTTCTGCTGCCTATCATAGTCACCTTGGGACTGGTACAAGATAAAATGTTTAATATCCTTCAGATGTGTCTTGTGCCGGTATACCGCCTTGCTGCGAGCCGCCTGCCTGCCGTAAGAAATAATAATCTTCTCTACGTCAGTTCCGAGTTGCAACAGCTTACGGATTGAAGCCGCCTTGATACTATAGTCCACCTCTATGCCGCAGATAGGCTGCCCACTCTTACATAGTAAGCAATCAATACGAGTTCTATCCGCATGATTATTTCCGCTGGCTTCTAAGATAGGAACTAACCCAAGCCGATACCCCAAAACGTATAGCTGCGCCTTAATTGCCTCGTGTGTCGATTGCCTTGAAGAATAACCCTCCAGCACTACCGGCGTCCTTAAATGTGCCCGTAACTTATCTCTTACCATCTTCTTACCTCCTGTAAGACAATTATATACCTTTGTCCAGGACAATTCAACCCCTTTTGTCCTCCCTAAGTATATATAAGTATTAGTAACCCCTCCCCACCACCCTTCCCCACTACTACCGTTCTTAGTCAAGGGTTATTATCGCTACTCTATAATTTACCCTTTTTACCCTTTTTACCCTTATTTCCCCCACTATAAACCTTTTTACTGGTTTATTACCCCCCCCCATGCTATAATTAACCCATGTTTAACAACCTAATCCACTACCTACTCCTTATCAAGGCTCGCATCATCTCCTGCTATAACGACTCCTGCGAGGCTATGCACTCCTTCCTGTAACACCTCCTGGAGAGGCCCGGGGCTTTACACTCTAAGTTAAGCCCCCAGGCCTCCCTTCCATACCCCTATCCACTATATGTGCCCCCCGACTTGACACCTGCCACTATATGTGCTAACTTACTCTTGATATGACTGCTGAACATAACTCTATCCCTACGCCTACCACTACTCCAATTTCACCTGACTCCATGCCTGTTTCCAATGTCACCCAAACAATGGCTAAAACAACTCAAAAACAACTCGTTGATAATATCCCACCTGACAAAAGATACTCCTGGCCCAAAGGCGTCTCTGGCAACCCTAAAGGCCGTCCACCTAATGTTGGCAGTGTAACTTACTGGTACAAGAAATTGCTTGCTGAAAACGAGGGCCTTACAGCCAGAAAACTGGCTGGAATGGCTGTTGAGAAGGCTCTTATAGGCTCCCTGGGCCACCTAATCGAGGTTACCGACAGAACCGAAGGCCCGGTGGGTAAAAACACCGGTGCCACTCAGGACAATCGTGTTATTAATGTTATTGTATCTAGTGACAGAGCTAAGGAATTGACCGAGCTGATAGGCGAGCGGCTAACCCAAAGCAGCGATGACACACCACAAGATGTAGTGGAGGGTGAGCTAGTTAGCCAGGATACTGATAGTGCAGAGCACGAATCGAGCCTAGAGTGACATTATGTTGCGTTGCATAACGATAATAGTGCGAACTAGTGCGGAGGCTCCGAGGTGCTAATTGATGATGGTAAATGAGAGTTTAGGCACGGATTGTGACAGTTGTGACAGTCCTGTGACAGTTGTGACCGACCATCGTATTGTTAGAGATGCGACCAACGGTAACAGGCAAGGAAGGCCGTTTTCGGCTTTCGCCAATGGCTATTAGAGGAGGCCATCGGGATTTCAGCGAAAAGCTGGGGAAAAAATAGTAAAATATTTTACCAGCAAGGACATTATGTAAAGTGGGGGGTAGGGTGAGCGAGAAGTCGGAGGCAGAGTATTGGTACAAGAAGAGGGTTGCAGAGGTTATACTTGCGTTTTGCAGGGTATTGGTGATTATAGGCACAGTGCCGATGTTGGTGGTATCATTTTTAGCAGGGCTGGTGATGTTTGTAGTGACAGTGCCGGTGTGGGTGCCGTTAATAATATACAAGAAGACAAGAGTGCCGATATGGGAAGCGGTCAAGCAACTAAGTAGGATGGACTAAGGGAATGGCAACACAGACGGAAGTAAGGATAAAAACGACTAAGGTTTATGACGCTATCTTGGAGGCATGGGCAGCTGGTAAGAGGCGGATATTGCTTGAGGGAGGCACGTCCAGCAGCAAGACATTCTCAGCGTTACAGGCATTGATAATGATAGCAGAGAAGACACCGAGGCCGTTACTAGCTTCGGTGGTGTCTGAGAGTTTGCCCCATCTGAAGAGAGGGTGTATTCGGGATTTCTTTAATATCTTACAGGAAAACCCGGATGAGAGTCCGTTTTATAATAAGACGGAGAATACGTACAGGTGCCCTGGGTGGAAAGGGGCTATTGAGTTCTTTGGGGCGGATGATGATGGGAAGGTGCGAGGGCCGAGGCGGGACATATTATTTATGAACGAGGGGAACAATATTCCCTGGGAGACAGCAAGAGGGCTGGATATTAGAACGTCCACATTTACGATAGTGGACTGGAACCCAGTAAGTGAGTTCTGGACACATGAATATTGGCTTGGCGAGCCTGAGAATGAGTACGACCACTCGACCTATCTTGATGCGATGGATGTCATCCCATCTCAGGTGGCAAGTGATATTGAGTCGTATCGGGACAAAGACCCCAACTGGTGGAACATTTACGGGCTGGGGTTATTGGGTAAGGTGGAGGGGTTAGTGCATCCTCAGTTCTCGCAGGTGGACGAGTTACCGATTGGGGCTTACTTTTATGGGCTGGACTTCGGCTTTTCGTCTGACCCGACAGTGCTAACGAAGCATGTAGTGTTAGGGGACAAGTTGTATTCTCAGGAGATGTTCTATGATGCGAGCGGATTGACTAATGACATGATAGCTCGTAAGATGGAGTTATGCAGGGTAAAGAATGAGCCGGTGTATCCTGACCCGAATGAGCCGAAAAGTGCTGAGGAATTAAGGAAGCTTGGGTTTAATGTTATTGAGGCAGTGAAGGGGAAGGGGAGTGTGGAGTTCGGGATACAGAAGGTCAACCAGTATTATCAGCACTGGACGAAGGACAGTTTGAATTGCATTAAAGAGCAGCGTAATTACAGGTACATAAAGGACAGGCAGACTGGGGCGTTCACAGACAGGACGACTCATCAATGGAGTCACGGGCTTGATAGTCGCAGGTATGCAGCGGCGAGTCACAAGGCGTGGCGAGCTAGTGGTGGGATAGTAATAGTAGGGTTTTAGAGGAGATGGGATATGCCCCAGGCGTTTGAGGATTGCCAAAAGCGGGGTGGTAGGGTAAGGAGAAAGTCATTATCAGATGGCAGGTACATAAACATCTGTTACATTGATGGGAAGAGTTATGCAGGCGAGACCCATGAGAAAAAGGGAGAGAGATTAAAGGGGGCAATAAAATGACGCTAGGAACAGCAGCAGAAGAAATTGCTCGTTCAGACGAGTTATGGAAGAGCAGTAACTTTACGGCATTACGGGACCAGCAGGAAACGGACTTTGGGAATTGGGGGCCGAAGCAATTTGAGATGCCAGCGGAAGAGGGGAAATGGGAGCAAGTAACAACTAATTCTGCTAAAATACTGGCAAATAAGATGATGGGACTGCTGTCCTCATCGTGGTTGCAGTTGTTTATTGATGTGGAAGAAGAGGAAAGGAAAACGAGGAAAAAGTTGACAAATAGCGAGTTGCTGGCTAACGGGTGCATTTGGATGGCGGATAGGGAAGCTATATCAGTGCCGTCTGGCAAGAGGTTACAATCAGCCCTATCTGCTTACGCCACCTTGAGAGGTGGCACGGTCAAGAGTGTTTATTGGTACACTGATAAGGACGGGGGGCCAGTTTGCGATATTAGGCATTATGACCCAGCGTATAGTCAGTGGATAGAGGGAGAGAGGGAGTTACTTTGGTTCTGTCATCGGGATTACGTGAGTGAGCTGTATCTGAGGCGTAAATACAAGGACAAGGTAGCTGATGTATTAAGTTATGGCCCTGGAGACCCAAACAGCAAGATACTGTTGTACACATTCTGGGACGAGGATGAATGGAAGGTTGCTGTCGATGGTGAATACATAGATGGAGGTCAGCATGGGCTAGGGTATATCCCGGTTAATGTGAGGTCTTGTGGTGCAGCGCCTTATATGAAGAGCGAACAATATAATGACACAATGAAGGAATCATGGCAGAGTTATGCCATGAGCACAAGAGATATTTACGAATTGGAGTCTAAGTTGCTTTCCATTGAGTTATCGAAGGCACTGGAAAGCGGCAAGATAAAGATAGCTGGCGAGTGGGATTCGCAAGCAAGTAACAATCAGCCCCCGCAGGGATTAGAGAAATTGGGGTATGGTGGCAAGACACGAAACGAGGTAATACTCTTTGATACAGCTAAAGGGCAGAAGTTTGGCGGAATGGTACAACCACCTGGGAACGAGGTAATAGAACAGTTTCTGAACAGAATATGTGGCATGCGGATTATTGCGACAGTAGACCCGATAGCGTTTGGGCAAATGACTAGGAGCGGCAGTGGTGCCCTAGCTGCTGAATTAAGGTCGGCAGCACTGGAATTTCTTAACCCGTTTAGGGAATGTGTAGAGGAGGACTTTAAGTGGATTGCAGAAGAGTGTGTGAGACAATTCAAGGATGGGCAGTACGATAAAGTTCCAGTGGAAGGGCAAGATAGGGCAAAGAAGAAGTTCCATACAAACCTTTCGACATCTGACGTTGAGGAGAATCACTTCGAGTGTAACTTAGTTGCTGATAGACTGAGAGATGAGTTGCAAGAGCTTGCTGCTGCTATCCAGAAGGTGAGTTACGGGCTGAGTTCTAGAAAAACGGTAATGCTCAAACACAACATTGTTGAAGACCCAGACCGAGAGATAGACAATATGGATGAGGAATTGGCATCGCAAGACCCCGTACTAAAGTACGATAAACTAGCCAAATACTTTACTGACCAGGGCGATGATAGGATGGCACAGTATTACATGGCTCTGTCTGCTATAACAATACAAAAGACGGTGGAGCAAGCAATAATGGCTCAGTTAATGCCAGAGACTATTCCAGGAGAAGGGGAGAAGAAGCCAACCACAGTAAGCCCTCAAATGAACGCAATGAACGTGGCAGTCCAGCCCCAGAAAGTAGAGGTGGAAAATGACACAGGATAGACAGATTCCGTTTGGTGAGCGGGGGGAATATCGGAAGTGGTTTGCAGCTTTCACCGGTCGGTCAATGTGGGGGATTGAAGATGCTATTTCCTATATGGCTGACAACCCCGCATATCAGGTATGGAGGCGATACGATAAGCCATCGGCAGAGGAGTGGTTATCTAGTTATGTTCCAATTAGAGATGCTTCTGGTAGACCCACTGAATGGCAGGCACTCATTCCGGCAACGCCATTTCCACGACAGATGACTTTTGAGCAGCGACTTGAGGAAGCAGAGAGTCCTGAAGATTTGCTGCGTATTATCAGTAATGCTCTAGGTAACTTCAATATTTCAGAAGATGAGGCAGATGTCTATTATGACCAGTATTACAGGCAGGCTTTACAAAATGAGCTTACAGGACTTGGAGTTAAACCTGAAGTAATAACGTATCTGAGCCAAGCAGAATCCAAGGGGTCACTCGCTGAGAGATTGCTGGATAAGCTCCAAAATTTAGATGATAAAGTTGTAGGCGGAATATACGAGAAATTCCTACCAATCTTGCCAGGTGTAGGGGAAACTGCTCTTACGGGAGCAAGGGAACAGCAGGAAACAGAACAGTTGGAGAGAGAGCAGAGGGCTAGGAACTTATCAGCAGGTTTGCAATCTCTATCCAATAATCCACTTGTCACACAAAAGGATATGAAGGGTATTACGGCAGAAGCAGGTGAAGCATATCTAGCCGGGGAGTCTGACGAGATTCTCAGTAGATTGGCTGGGGTAAACCAGCAAGTTGCTCAGAGAAGTGATATAGAAGGGCGTCATGCCGAGCAGCTACTGGGTAGTCTAAGTCTAGGTAGAGAGCCACAAGCGAGGGAACGAGGGAGAGTATTGCCTGGTATGCCCGACTTAATGGATACCATAACTCCATATTTGGAGGAAACAGGGCTTGGGAAAGGTACAAAACTCCGTGAGTTTATTGCGTCTCAACTACCTGATATAGCACGGGAGACAGCAGCAGCACGTAAAGATTGGTGGAGGAAGATGCACCCTGGGGAGAGAGAGGAAGAGGCAACATATTACGATGAGCAGAACAGGTACAGGAATGAGGCCGCCAGATGGCAGGCTATTGCTGGTACTGCACCGTCTTCCGCCTATGCTGGTGGGACATACTACGGTCCGGGCGGGCTAAAGGCTATTGCAGAGAAGGCTTACGAACACGCACAATCTACTTTGGGTGGACTTCGAGAGGAAGACTACCGCAGTTATAGTAGACCGCAAGTGATACCAGACTTGCCTGACCCGTTCCTCGAAGCACTAAAGAAACGGAAGTTCAGAACAGAGTATTTCCGTCAGCCTGGGGCTGGCCTGGCGCCGAGTTTAACTCCTGCCGTCAGGTTCTAATGGAGGTTACTTAATTGGCACTAACATGGGTAGAACGAATAGGGGCGAAAGAGAAAGGGCTGCGAGCTGAGCTGGACAGAATACGCCAGAAGGAATTTGCCAAAGCACCAGAGGAGAACAGCCTATCTCGATTCGAAAGTCTGTTTCCTGAGTTTCGTGAGGTAGATAAGACTAGGCGGGCAGATGTATCTCCTAGTATGGCTATGAGAGAGGCTGACCCGTTCAGAAATATGGGGATTGTGAAAGTCCCTACGGTGGGTTCAAGGGGTTGGATGTTTCAGGAAGGGCAAAGACAAGGTATTGTGAAAGTACCGCCAATATCCGCAGTCTCGGCTAGGGCAACAGCCTCTGTACTAGGTAGGACATCCACTCCCTTAATACGGAGGACTAGCCCAACTCCTCTGATACAGAAGACAACACCCACTCCCTTGATACAGGTGGAAGAGGATATACCTTTGAAAGTAGGTGTCTTCGGAACAGCATTGACCAAAGTGCCAAGACAGGTTGCTTCGTCCATATTGCAGGCGACACAGGGGCAAGGTGGTGCTAGTGTGGTTGATAGGGACTGGGCAGATAGGTTTATTAGAGATGCTCAAATCGATTTGGATAAATTTATTGCTGAGACTGCTGAAAAGGATAAGGAATCCCGCTCACCAATTAAATTAACTGACATTGCCCAATTACCTCAAAATATCGCTTATTCAATAACCAGTATGGGAGCTGGACTTGGTGTTGGCATACCTGTTAGCCTCATACCGTTACCTGGAGCAAGAGTGGCTGCTTATGCATCTGGCTCAGCATCTTCTGGGGCGGTAGCTTACTCAATGACTACCTATCAAATAATGCAGCAATACCTGGAAGCAATGAACGAAAAGAGTATTGCGGAAAAAGATAGAGGAATAACTCCTGAAGAAGAACGACAATTAAAAGATGACTTTGATAGTAAGGCAAGAGAATACGGACTGTGGGAGGCGGTTCCAGAAGCTATTAGTAACCTTGCCTTTGCTA